CACTCGTCGAGCGCAGCGAACGAGGACTAATCGTCACCTCAGAAACCATCGCCCAAGGCGCCGACCTTCAGCACAAGAACACGCTCGAACTGATCAACAGGCACCACCTGTCCCTGGAACGCTTCGGGCAGGTCGCGTTTGAAACGCGACCTGGCTACAACAACTCGCAAATCCGCGTCGCACTCCTCAACGAACAGCAAGCCACCCTGCTCATGACCTTCATGCGCAACACAGACCGCGTCGTTGAATTCAAAGTCCAGCTAATCGAAGCCTTCTACGCAATGGCCAAACAACTCGCCACCCCCGAGCGCTCGCCGATGACCGAGGACGACATTGTTGCGCAGGCGCTGCAGATCACGAGCGCGCGGGTAAAGGCGTTGGAGAACAAGGTCGCCAAGGACGCTCCAAAGGTCGACTACGTCGATACCTTCGTTGCTGACGAGGATCTGATGACCTTCCGAACCTTGGCATCCGATTTGAAGATCGGTGAGCACGAGCTGCGCGCAATACTCCTGGACCGCAAGTGGATCTACAAGCAGGAGTCCTCCCGCTGGTCAGAGTCGAAGCAGCGCAAGGAGCCGATCTACCGGTATAGCGCGATGTCGGACAAGAAGAACTACTTCCACGCAGTGCTGGCGCACGATGCGCCGCGGTTCCGCGGAGAAGTGATGCACACTCTCAAGCTCACCCACGAAGGCGCCGTGGCCGTAACCAGGCTGATCAGCCAGATGAGAAGAGCCGCTGATTCGCTCAAGGGCGTGGAAAGGCTGGCGATATGAGCCGGTTAGTCACGGTCTACACGAAGCCCTCCGGATGTAATCAGTGCACGAATACCAAGCGCTCGCTTGCGAAGGCTGGCATTCCGTATCAGGAAATCGTGGTGAACCCCTCCGACCGGGTATCCATCGATGAACTGAAACTGATCGCCAGGAAGAAGGGCATCGCAGGAACCATGCCTTACGTCCTGGTCATCGACACGGAAACCAAGGAACAGCACGATTGGTTCGGTTTTCAGCCAGGCGAAATCGAGAAACTCACGAAGGGAAACGCAGCATGAAGAACGAGAGCATCACCGTTTGGGAACTCGGCGAGGACAGCGACATCTGGTTGGTCGAAGGTACCTCGGACGCGCACAGCGCGGACGAAGCTGTCCGACAGTGGGTAGAAGAATGCATGGGCGAAACTATCGAAGCCTTTACCGGCGCAGATGATCTTGTCGAGTTCACCATCAAGTTCCGCAAGGACTGGGCATGGATTCCAGGCAGCGACCCGGAGAACCCGATGGATGAAGCCAGCCTCGTATACCAAAACGACGAGCGGTGGCCGTTGAACTATCTGCCGTGCATTGGTCCCTTCTCAGGGTTCCTGGTGCGGGTATGAGCACCATTATTGAAGCCCGGAGACTGAACGGCACCGACATCGGCAAGAAGATCAGTTTCCCCGAAACCCAAGGTGAGCTGCGAGCAGTCCTCCATGGGTTCATCACGGACGAAACCACCAAGCCATCCAAGCGTTACGTGTCGGTCATCGTCGGCAAGGAATCACACATCCTGGCACCGAACGACAAGATCATCATCACCGGCCACATGAAGAAGCCAGAGGTAAACCCATGACCGCGAAGGACAATCACATCACCGAGGACCTGGTTGAGCAGCTCGCGATCATCGCTTACGAGCAGACCCGCATTCAGAACGGTGACATTCCCATCCCAAGCTGGACGGGAGCTGGCGCGATGACCCGGTACAACATCAAGAATGACGTGCTCGGTGTTCTGAGGATTACGGTGCCGGTCCTAATCGAACAGGGCTGGAAGCCACCGGCCGTCGAGGTTCTGACAGCGATGCCTAGGGACGAAGACATGACCATTGCGGAATTCATCGAGGTACATCTCATTGATGAAGACGAGCAATGCCCTAGCGGTTGTGACGTTAGAGACGAGGAAAGTCGGCTCCTAACGACTCGTGAATCGAGGATCGCCCACGTCGCCCAGGTACTCGAGGAGCACATGCGGGAACGAGAAGCCGAAGCGTGGGAGCTAGGCGCCGCGACCGCATGGCAGCGTTCCAGCCCTAAGGTCAACGGCACGAATTACTACTGGCGGAGCGCAGGCGAACCAGGAAACCCGCACAGGAAGGAGTCCTCTGATGGGCGCTAAAGACAAGGTGCAAGCCACCAACCACCGGTATACGCCGACGACAGAGCAAGTGCGGGAAGATTTCGCCACTCGCATGGCTTCGTGGCGTGATGATGACCGTCGCAGAGAATTCGATCGCTGGCTTGACTGGGTACGCGCCGAAGCGAAAGCAGAAGCGCTGCGAGACGCAGCAGGAGAGGTGTTAGATACCGAGATGCCAGCCTACCTCGCTCGCGAGGTCGAACTATCCGCCACCATCATCTACGTCCCGGAGGCCAGCGATGACTAACTCTCCGGACATTGTCAGGAAGCTCGACGGCCTGCGCGACATGGACGAGATCATGATCGGCAAGCTCAACAACATCGATCACCTGGGCCTGCACCTCAAAGCAGAGCGACATCCGCGACCGATGATCTACGGCCGCATCATCGAGATTCTCCACGGGACTCACGTCACCACCGTCAAAGTCCGGTGGAACGGGTTAACCGAAGAAATCAAGACCGACCCAGAACACGTCGTCAGAGTCGAGGTCACCCTATGAAACCTATAACCATGATCATCCGGGCACTCACCGATGAGTCGGAAAAAATCTACGTCTGCAGAAATCCCCACACCCTCCGCTGGATCACCCTTCAACGGGGCCACGCCATCGCAGACACCGAACACCCAAAAGAAGCGCTCGCCGTAGCCAGGGCAGAAGCTCAGAAGCTCCCAAAGAAGACGAACAGGAACGCCAATGTCGTGGTTGAAGCAGTCGGATGTATCGGCGAATCACCCGTTGGTCCTGCGCGTCTTGGAGATGGACGAGGCTGACGACCGCTTGCTCAATGAGATGTATGGATGGGTGAACAGGTGTGCCACGCAATCGGCAGCATTTGACCGCGACTACATCGTTGAGATCGGCACGGCAAAGCAGATGGCCGGCCTGAGCCGGTACAAGGAACTTCTCAAGGCGGCTTTGTCGTGCGGAATCTTTGAGGAGAAAGAGATCGACGAGAACGGCAGTATGCGCCGGGTACTCAAGCTCGTGGAAGAGGAAGACCTATTCCATATGATCCTCAAGACGGACAAGGAGCGGGAGAAGAACCGCCGTGCGGATACGTACGACCTTGCCAAGAAGGGTGCCATCATCAAGCGCGATGGCGCCGAATGCCGGTGGTGTGGCCGCATGGTCACCTTCGGCAATGACCGCAAATCGATCAAGGCCGGCACTATTGACCACCTTGACCCGAAAGACCTGGACAACAGCGACCCCACGCCCATTGATCGGCTCGTGGTGGCTTGCACGTCCTGCAATTCAAGCCGAAAGGATGGTGGCTTCTGGGATAAGGAACTCAGACCAGCACCAAGAACCCCATACTTCACTGCCGACGCCACTGCATGGTTGCGCGACAAGGCCGGAATCTTGGTCAAGGTATCGACTCAACGTGTAGAGCTCCACGCTCCCACGCCTGCTCCGGCATCAGAGCCAGTGAATGGTCCGGCCTCCACCGAGGTAACGGCAAGCGACGAAGCAACGGTCAACACCGGCTCGTCCACCACCACCGGCAGCGAAGCGACGGCAGCAAGCAAGGTAGAGCGCTCCGAGGCAACGGAATCACCGGCCCGGAAAGAACGCCTGTCCACCTCGGACATGGCCACCGAGCTCCACGACATCGAATACGCGGAAATGATCGAAGCACTAGAGAGCGAAGCCGTTGAGACTCCCCACCAGGGTGAGACTCCGGCCGAGGATGACGCAACGGCCAACACCGGCGCATCCGACGCGCAGTCTCCGATCAACTCTGAATCAAAAAATAATCAGTTGATCATCAAGAAATCTGAGGGTGTCGGATCTGGGTCTGTCGGGACGGGTCGGGACGGGACGGGCCGGGCAGGGTCTGGTGGGGCTGGGTGGCGCGATCACTCACCTGCTGAATCAACTCGCACTCCTAAGCCTCCGAGCAACAATCAGCCCCGTTCAAGACGTAGAAGACCTCGTAGGAGGAAGAGGTAATGAAGTACAACCAAAAGCGGTTCAAGAACCCTGTCCTTCTGTGGAGTGAATCAGAGTTCCAGACTCACGTGATGACGTTGGCTAAGAGCCTGGGATACACGCAGCAGTACCACACGCACGACAGCCGGCGGTCTCAGGCTGGATTCCCGGATTTGGTGTTGATCCATAACCGGACGAAGAAGTTGATGTTTGCCGAGTTGAAGGCCCAGGCCGGCCGAGTGAGTCCAGCGCAGGAATCGTGGCTGAATGATCTACGCCTGGGTGGTCAAGTTGCAGAGGTCTGGCGCCCATCCGATTGGGTGTCTGGCCGGATTATTCAGGTGTTGCGAGGAGGTGCGACTCTTGCCAGAGCATAAGAACGCAGCCGATTGTGGTTGCTGGGGTTGCCAGTCCATTGCTCGTGAGGGTTCTGGGGTGTGCGTGGTTCATCTCGTGGCTGAGCAAGATCAGGTTCCACCGGCCGCGGTGACCGATCAGAATCTCTGCCCAACCTGTGATGACCGGATGCGTGCTGATCTCCACCTGGTGGCTGAGCGGTGGGAAGAAGCCCAGGCAGCGTTGCATCCGTCGCGAGGTGGTGACAGTGAGCGTCACGCCCAGCGGACGGAAGCGCCGTTGCCATTGAATGTCTCGGTGTCGGATGCTCTGATGATTGTCCGGGATAACATTTGGTCGGTTGCCCTTCGCTTGGTCGATGATCATCCTGGTCTCTCGTTGCCCGCCGATCAGACAACGCCGAGCTTGGCCGAGTGGCTGGCTCGGTGGCAGATGCTGAAGATCGCCGGTGCCAAAGACAAGGGCTTCACTCGTCAGGCGTATTGGTGGGTTGCGGAAGCGGCCGACCAAATCGCTTCGAAGACCTACGGCACCGAGACCACGGCTGAGATACCGAACCAGTTCTGCAAGCGTCCGGGATGCAAGGGCAAGCTGTTCGTGGCCGAACGATCCGATGGAGTCAGGACTGTCCGGTGTGCAGAAGATGCACATCATGCGGTGCAGTGGGATACCTGGTCGAAGATGCTGAAGGCTTCTCGCCCCCAGCGTCGAGGTGCTCGGCCTCCCCGTCTCGGTCGAGTTTGACGGACTTGACATAGTGCCGTAAATTTACTGATTGAATGGCCTTACTGGCTCAAGCGATAGCCCCGAATCACATCAGTGGTTCGGGGCTTCGTCGTGAGAGACTTACCGCATGAACAATCTCGACCTCATCGACTCGATCTGTGGAACCTGCGGAAAAGAAGTAGGCCTCATTGAGCTTCGAGCCTATGTAAACGACGGCTACTCAAACGCTTCTGTAATCAACTACTTCGATGTTTTCATGTGCCCTCGGTGTAAGTCTGGTTCCGTTCTCAACATGAAGCTTCCCTACCGACGAGGTCGGTCAGACATGGAGGTTCAAATGCTGAAGGACTCGGCTGTCAACAACCGTGACATGTACGAGCTCTCACCTGGACCGCTCCCAATGCCACGCGTAAAGAACCTACCTGATGACATTGAATCAGCTTGGGAAGAAGTGTTGAATGCTGGGCGAGCCTCGGCTTGGACGGCCGCTGAGCTCATGTGCCGGAAAATCCTTATGCATGTAGCCGTCGATCAGTTTGATATGGAAGCTGGACTCAGCTTTGCCGCGTACGTGAAGAAGCTCGACGAAGAACGATTCTTTCCCCGGATGATGATTCCCGTGGTCGATGGCATCCGTGAACGTGGCAACCGTGCGACCCATGATTTGGCCAGTACGACGAGGGAACAAGCAATGAAGACGTTGGACGTCACGCATCACGTGTTGCGAACGATCTACGAAATATCCATCTAACCTCGAAGCCCTGAACCTCATACAGGTTCGGGGCTTCTTCGTATCCGGATGCAGTGAGGTGATCATGTCCCGCGTGAGAGTCTGCACTGAGCATGGTTGCCCCACGCTAAGCACCGAGAAGCGATGCCCAGAACACACGCGAGCTTACGAGAAGAAGCGCGGCAGTAGTTACAAGCGTGGCTACGACGCAGCACACGAGAAGGAACGCCAGCGGATCATCAAGGCTGGCATCCATAACTTCTCCTGCGCCCGCTGCCACATCACGTTCGAGCACGGCGAACCGTTCCAGCTTGGACACACGGACGATCGCAAAGCCTGGACAGGCCCGGAGCACATCAGGTGCAACACGAGAGCAGGCGGAATCGCTTCGCACGCCGTGTTCGAACGACCTTCGCAAGGGGTGGGGGCCACCCCCTCCGGCCCCGCGGCACGAAGTACCGCCGGGGAGGTCTCTAAATAGTTTGTCAGGTTCAAGGAATTCTGAAAACACTAGTCAGGTTCAATTTTTAATAGTTTGTCAGGTTCAAATCTGGCTCTGACTTATTCTTCAAAACCAGCAAGCCAATAGCCACGAAATGCATTGAAAGAGTGGGCGCGATGCCTCTCTCAACACACTGCGCGATGCAGTATGGAAGCAGGTAAATCATGGGCAGTGGAGGAGCTCGCGTAAATTCTGGCCCGGCGCCGGATCCCAACGCACTTCGACGTATGCGCAAAACAGATTCTTCGGGTTGGACAACACTGCCGGCCGAAGGCCGCAAAGGAAACGCGCCCGCTTTCCCATTGGAAAAGTGGCGCGACCAAGAAAAATTCAAGCCTTCCGAGGAGCGCGACGAGGCCCTGGCGAAGGCCTTGGACGCACGCGAACTGACGGTATGGCGGGAAATCTGGAAGACACCGCAGGCGGTCGCATGGGACGGTCTGGGCTGGCGCCACGACGTGGGCATGTACGTCCGTGTCCTGGTTGCAGGAGAACGAGGAAACCTCAAAGCGGCCGGCGAAGCACGACAATGGTCGGACAGGCTCGGTCTTTCCCAGACAGCCCTGCTCCGAAACCGCTGGCGCATCTCCACCGACGAACTCGGAGAGAAACGCGAAGAAAAGAAGCAGAACAACTCACGCGCTCGCCGTGAGTCTGCTCGTGATCGTATGCATGTAGTGCGCAATGGATCAGGAAAGTAGCGAGTTTGTTGTCGACTTCCCGACGATAGGTTTTCTTGCAGCTGATTGGATCGAGGCGCATTGCCCGATCCCTACTGGCTTTGATCGCGGGTTGCCGTTCGTGCATCGTGACTGGCAGTTGTGGTGCACGGTCAACCACTATCGAGTGAAGACCAATGCTTTCTGGCGGCCAGAACGTCCGATTCTCGCGCCAGCGTTTGAGAATCGCCGCTCGCAGGTCATCGCGCCGCAGAAAACTGGCAAAGGGCCATGGGCGGCGTCGCTAACGTTGAACGAAGCCAGAGGCCCTGCGCTCTTTGGTGGTTGGGCGCACGATGGTGAAGCTTTCGAATGCTCGGACTACGAATGCAGTTGCGGTTTCGTCTATGAGTACGAGGAAGGCGAGGCAAAAGGCATCCCATGGCCCACGCCGCTGATTCAGCTGTTCGCTACCTCTCAGGAACAAGTCGACAACACGTATGGTCCGCTGCAGGGCATGGTCAAAGATGGGCCATTGTCCGAGTTCATCCGAACAACTGAGAGCTTCGCCCGAATTGGTGAAGACGGACTTATTCAAGCCGTGACATCCTCGGCGTTGTCTCGCCTGGGAAACCCAATCACGTTCGGTCTCTTTGACGAGACCGGAACATTCACCGATACGAACAAGCTGAAGAACGTTGCCAAGACGGCTCGTCGTGGCTTGGCCGGCATCGGTGGCCGAGGCATCGAGACTACGAACGCCTACGATCCATCCCAGGCATCGACTGCGCAGGAAACCTACGAGTCATCCGCGAAGGACTTGTTCCGTTTCTTCCGCCGGCCGCCGGAGCATCTGAAATTCAAGAATGCACGGGACCGCCGGAAGATCCTAGAGTACGTTTACCGCGGTTCGCCATGGGTAGATCTGGATGCGATCGAAGCTGAAGCCCTGGAAATGATGGAGAAAGACCCGGAAGAAGCAGAACGCTTCTACGGGAACATTCTTTCCCAGGGTAAAGGCGCTTGGATGCCCGAAGGACTGTGGAGCCGAACGGAGTCTGTTGCGTGAACATCTGCCTTGCATTCGACGGTTCGGAAAAGCACGACTTCACGGCAATACGTGCCGAGACACTTGGCGGCTGGCAGTTCACGCCCACGTATGGGCCTGACCGCCGGCCGACCATCTGGGATCCAGCCGAGTTCGGTGGGCGTATTCCACGCGAGGAAGTGCACGCCGCGGTGGAAGAGCTGTTCATGGCCCACAAGGTGGAACGCATGTACTGTGATCCGCCGTTGTGGAAGACCGAGATAGAAGCCTGGTCTTCCAAATACGGTGATGACCGGGTGATCCAGTGGGAGACGTACCGACAATCACCGATGCATTCCGCATTGGAGCGATTCATTGTTGATCTGGAATCAGGTGCGTTGCTGCACGACGGCTGCCCAATCACGGCACTGCACATTTCCAACGCGCGAATGTTTGCCCGAACCAACCAGCGCTACATCATCCTCAAGCCCTCTGCACATCAAAAGATCGATGCGGCGGTTACCTCGGTGCTCGTGCACGAGGCTGCTTGTGACGCTCGCGCCGCAGGTTGGTCAACCGGTTGGAAGCCTCAAGACGGAATCTCCCGGCAAGCCTACGGATTCAACTAACCCCAAGGAGGTGCTCTGTGGCTAATGCAGAGGGAATTGCACGTGAGCGCCTCGATGTTGGCGAGTGGGAGCTCAAGCAGCAGGAGGCCGACTGGGATTACCGGGAACGCTACATCCAAGGCGACCAGGACTTGCCGTACGCTCCGGAAGGCGTGAATGCCGAGTACCGGCAGCTGCAGGACATGTCCATTGCCAACTGGATGGAAATTGCGGTCAAGGCACCCACACAGCGATTGCAGGTCGACGGCATCAAGACCGGGCGTCAAGACACCGCTGACGAAACTGTCTGGAACGAAATCTGGCAGCCGAATCGACTGGATTCTCGGCAGGCCATACCCTTCCAGGAGATGTACACCCATGGCCGAGGTGTCATGTCGGTGTCCGCGAACCCGAAGAACAAGAAGACCCCGAAGATCCGTCCGGAAAGCGGGCGCCGGGTCTGGCTTGGAGCCGACGCGGAAGACCCGTTCACGCATACCTGGGCAGTCAAGATATTCAACGTTAAAGAGCGCCGCGGCACCTCGTTGATACTTCCGGCCTCGGTGCAGTACTCGTCTACCACTCGGGTGGCATACGTGTACGACGAAAACGAATGGTTCAAGTACGAAGCCACTGGCGGTTCATCTGCCTGGAAGCTATCCAGTTCCGGCAGGCACGGGTTGAACGCCCTTCCCTTCGTTGGGTTTGACTACAACCTGAACTCAGACGGCAAGCCGCGGTCAGCCATACAAACGCTGATCCCGCAGCAAGATGCATTGAACACCATCCGGTTCAACACGTTGCTGGCCATGCAGTTCTCGGCATACCGCCAACGAGTATTCACCGGCTACGACCCGGTAGTGCGAGACAGCTCCGGCAATCCCATCATTCGCATGGGCACGGACGGTCAGCCACTGTTGGACAGCAACGGCCTTCCGCTCCCAATGCTCAACAGCCCTGGTCGCCTCGGCGTGGACAGGGCATTGGTATTCCCGGGCGCTGAGACCAAGGTATTCGACCTACCGGAGTCCAACCTCGATAACTACATCAAGGTGCTCTCCGAATTCCTCACCGACTTCTTTGCTATCGGCCAGATCCCGCCGCAGTACATGCTTTCCCGCATGGCCAACCTCTCCGGCGATGCACTCGCAGGAGCGGAATCCACGCTGCAGGCACTGGTGAAAGACCTTAAGCGGTCCGCCGGGGAATCACTGGAACAAGTCATGCGCCTGGCAAACCGCGCGCGCGGCGAGTCCCACGAGGACGCGGGCAGCGAAATCATCTGGGCAGACACCGAACCTCGTTCCTTTGCGCAAATCGTTGACGCCATCGGCAAGCTCATTGCCGGCGGCATGGCACGCAAGGACGCATGGCTGATGCTTCCAGGAGCAACCCCGCCAGCTGTCAAACAGTGGGTGGAAAACTCCGACGAAGAACGCCACATGCAGGACATGATGATCAATGATCTGGAACAGAAAATGCTCCAATCATGATCACCTACTCCGCGGCAGCGATAGAGCACGACCGGCAAATGCGACTGCTCGCAATCAAAGCACTGCGCGTAACCCGCAATGCCTGGCGGAACGTCTCCCTGGTTGATCTCGATCGATCATGGGCAGAAACAGCAACAGAACTCACCAGAAGCGTCCAAACACTCATGACCGCCGCGGCCGTCGAAGGAGCCACCTTCGGGGCCATGGCGCTCGCCGAGCAGGGCGCGTACGTGTTTCCGCAAGGGTTTGTGAATCCGGGAGCGTTTGCGTTGTCTGCGCCTGATGGGAGGCCTTTGGAGTCGTTGCTGTATTCACCAGTGACGAAGACGAAGGAGTTGATTGGTGCTGGCATGGTGCCGCAGCAGGCTTTGGCGGTTGGCGGTAAGGATCTGGACCGAATCACCCGCACAGTCTTGTCTGATACAGGCCGTGGGGCAGCTTCTGTGGACCGCGCGTCGCGTGAAGGCGTGGGTTATGTCAGGATGCTCAACCCTCCGTCCTGTAGCCGTTGTGCGGTCCTTGCAGGCAGGTTCTATCAGTGGAATGCCGGGTTCCTCCGGCATCCTCGCTGCGACTGCCGGGGGATTCCCGCGCAAGAGTCCCGATCCGAGGATTTGCGAGTTGATCCGTACGAGTACTTCAACTCTTTGACGCCGGAGGAACAGGATAAGCACTTCACGAAATCGGGCGCGCAGGCGATTCGTGACGGTTCGGACTTGTTCCAGGTGGTCAACTCCCGCCGGGGAATGTCCTACGGCGGAGTTTCTGAGGATGGGACGCGTCGTGGGCAGCGGGTAGTCACCCTGTTTACGGATGAAGGTACGACCAAACGCGGCGCTTTTGGTTCCACGGAGCGGCTCAGAGCTGACTCCGAGGGCTTCGAAAAGGCACCAGGAACCAAATACCAGCGGACGGTGCGTAAGCGCCTCACACCGGAAGCGATCTACGCGCAGAACCTTTCACGTGAGCAGACGCTCGAACAGCTTCGCCGGTTTGGGTATATCCAGCCCGGCGGTCAGAACCCCAATGGTGTCATCGCTAACCCTTCAAGGCCTGTCTCATCGATGAGCGAGGCCCAGAAGCGTGTGCAGCGGGCCACGTTGGCGTGGGAAGCGGTGCAGGACGGCCGCAACCCATTCGGTAAAGGACCTCTCACCCCGCAGCTACGTGCGCAGGCTGAGACGAACTATCGCCGGTGGATCGGTTCCGCTGGCGAGATTTTCACACGGTAAACCTTCCTCCTGGCGCGATGCCGGGAGGACTAACCCTGCGATAGGGGAAAAGAAATGCCTAAATCTAAGACTGCACCTGCATTGATGCATGGATTCATTGATCCGTATGCACCTGGTGGGCTGGAAGAGCTGCTTGCATTCAACCGTGCCCAGTTTGGTGACGCTGTCATGTCCGCGAACGCTGGCAGCGCCGTTGGTGATGCAGGTGGAGACACCAGCGGAGATAAGACCGGCGGTGGCGAGGCCGGAACGGGCGGTGCTGGCGCCGGTGGCGACACTGGAGCAGGTGCCGACGGGGATAAGCCACTGGGCGCACCAGGCATCAAGGCCTTGGAAGCAGAACGGGAAACCGTGAAGCAGCTCAAGGCCCAATTGGCTGAGCGGGATTCGAAGATCAAGGGTTTCGAAGACGCCGGGAAGACCGATGAGCAAAAGCGCGAGCAGGAGCTTGAAGATCTTCGCAACGGCAAGAGCACCACTGAATCGGAGCTGGCCAAAACCCAACTCGCGGTTCTGCAGTACCAGGTAGCCGCCGCCAAGGGATTGGATCTGGAAGCAGCCGAGCGTTTGCGTGGCACTTCGAAGGAAGAGCTCGAAGCAGACGCTGAAGCATGGATCCAGAAGTGGGGAACGTCCTCGGGCAACGGTGTTGTCCCGGGCGCCGGACACATTGGCTCCAGCACGGAAGAAGTAGCCCCGGGGATGGCCCGCATGCGCTTGGGCTACTCGCAGTCACCCAAAAAGTAAGACACCTCGGCCGATGGGCCGCGGTGAAACGCAACTCTGAAAGGAGAAGCCACCATGGCTCTCACTCTGCCCGAGGCAGCTAAGCTGTCGACAACTCACCTGCAGCGAGGCGTCATCGAGACCTTCGTTCAGGAATCTTCGATCCTGGACCGCATTCCCTTCATGAACATTGAAGGCAACGCCTACGCGTACAACGCTGAAGGCACCCTGCCAGGCGTTGAGTTCCGCGCCGTCAACGGAGCCTACTCGGAGTCCACCGGTACCGTGAACCAGTCGACTGAGAAGCTGGTCATCCTCGGCGGCGACGCTGACGTTGACCGCTTCATCCAGAAGACCCGAAGCGATCTGAACGACCAGCGCGCGGTGCAGACCGCAATGAAGGTCAAGGCCGCTTCGTACAAGTTCCAGAACTCGTTCTTCAACGGTGACGTCGAGACCGAGCCTCTGGGCTTCGACGGCCTGAAGAAGCGCCTGATCGGCGCCCAGGTGCTGGACGCCGACGTAGATGGCGCTCCGGTGCTCGGCACCAACGGCGCTGCTGCTCATGACTTCTTCGACATGCTCGACGCGCTGATCGCCCAGGTGCCCGGCCTGAACGGTTCCAACGGTGCCATCTACGCCAACGCGCAGATCGCCGGAAAGATCCGCTCTGCCGGCCGCCGCATCGGTGGCACCGAGATTGTCCGCGAAGACCTGACCGGTAAGCGCGTGCTCCAGTACAACGGCATCGCCATTCTGGATCCAGCCGACGACGCAGCAGGAAACCTGATCCTGCCGCAGTCCGAGACCATGGGAGCTTCCACCGACACCTCGTCCATCTACGCCGTGAAGTTCGGACAGGACGAAGGCGACCGTGGCGTAACCGGCCTGACCAACGGCGGCGTGCAGGTCGATGACCTGGGCGAGCTGCAGGAGAAGCCTTCCTACCGTACCCGTATCGAGTTCTACACCGGTCTGGCACTGTTCGGCGGCAAGGCCGCTGCACGCCTGCGCGGTATCAAGAACGCCTAAGGAGCGACAAACATGGCAACTCAGCCAAAGAAGGAACCAACCGAAGCCGAGCTGTATGCGGCCGAGGAAAAAGCCCGTGTGGCTGCAATCGAAGCGCAAAAGGCCAAAGACGAGGACGAAGCAGCCAATGCAAAGTCCGCCCCGAAGCCGGAAGCCAAGGCCCCGGATGCCAAAGCTGCTCCAAAGAGCCCGGCTAATCGTCGAAGCCCTGCCAAGGCCAAGGCAAAGGAACGCGTCGAAGTGTACGAACAGCGCGGACCAAAGGGACTCTTCAAGGTCACCCGCAACATCGACACCGGCGAGACCAGCGCCGAACTGATCGAGGAATAGCACCCTCCGCAACAGAAAGGGGCCGTCATGCCCGTTAGCGTAACTCCTGAGGACATCGCCGGCGTATGGCGGCCCCTTTCCGAAGCGGAAGCAGCACTCGTCCCCGGACTGTCCAACCAGTCTTGGATCCGGATGCTCACACCACGCCCAGACCTCGAAGACCATATCGCAGACGGCACAGTCGACGAAGAATCAGTGGCTTCAGCAATGATCTCAATGATCATCCGAGTACTGAAGAACCCCGACTCAGTTCGCCAGCTATCAAAGTCCTACGACGACTGGTCCGGCTCCCAGACCTTCGACAGCACCATCTCCACCGGCGAACTGTACGTCAACGAACACGAACTCGCCATGATCACGCCCCGGCCAAAAGTACAACCAGCCGGCGCCTACAGCGTCTCGTTATGGGGGTAAACGCCAATGCAGCCATACAGCACGGCCGATGTCCTCGAAGGACAAAAACTGGCCGAAACCACCATGCGCGAAACATGCGTAGCGAACCGACCCACAGGAATCGTCAACACCGACCCCGACACCGGACAAGACACACCAGTGTTTGACCCAATACCAGTCAAGGGAAAGTGCAGGATCAAACTCGTTGGCATCGGAAGCAAGAAAGAAGACTCGGCCGAACACGAATTCATTTTCACCAGGCCAGTAGTCGTCCTGCCACTGCAAGATCCGGTACGCAGTGGCGACCTGATCACCATCACAACAGCTCCAAACGCTGGAATGCCACCCTCAACAATCCAGCCAGGAACAACTTTCATGCTCACATCACCCGAGCGTGGAACATTCGTCACTGCACAACGCTGGGCTGCAGAGGAGCTGATCGCATGACCGCCAACACCGCAGACCTCGACAAACTCATTCACGACCTCGGCCAAATCCCCGCCAAGGTAGAGAAAAAAATCATGCCAATCATGCAAAAAACTGGCATCCAAACCAAGCGCCGCCTGCAAAAAGACCTCAGCAGCTCAAGATACTTCAGCAGAGCCGCCCGATCCATCGACTACGACGTCACCACCCAATCCTTCGGCGGCGCATCCATCATCCAAGTAGAGGTCGGTCCTAACGCCGCACGACACAAATCAGCAGCGCTCGCCGGTATTGCGTACTTCGGTGGGTCAAATGGAGGCGGTGGTACGGTGCCAGACCCTATCGTGGCGATGCGTCAGGAAGAGCCGGTCCTGTTGGGCTTCTTGGAGATGGCCGTTGAGGGGCTCATATGAAGGAGTTCTATGACGCTGTCAAGGCTCTGCTTCCGGCCGACGTCACGGTGTACCAGTTCAACGCCGAGTTGTCGGTGCCGCCGGTAAGGGCGGATTATCCCTACGTCGTTCTGGGTGGTGATGCAGGGTGGGATTTTTCTGGAGACGGGCCGGAGTTGCCCAGTCTGTCAGCTGAACTTGATGGCAAGGAGATGCGGGTGATGGCCACCATGGCCGGTACTTCGATTTCGTCTCTCGATTTCGTCATCAAGCGAGTCCGTCAGGGCTTGTCAGGAAAGAAACCAGTTGTGCCTGGGTGGGCCTGTTCCGACATGGTGCAGGCCCCGCTCTTGAACATACAGCCCGACCGAGACATCAGTATCGGCGGGATGAATCCAATTTTCATGGTGGACGAGTACGTGTTCACCGCAACCAGAAATTGAAAGGAACGAACATGCCGAAAACTGACTTTGTTGACGCGTATTCGAAGTCCACTGGGAAACCCCAGCGGATTCCAAAGTCCTGGCTTGAACGCAAGGACGCCCCGTTCACTGACTTCACGCTCAGCAAGCCGGCCAATAGTCCGGCCCAGAGCGTGGAGCCGAAGGCCGTCAAGGCCGCTACCGCAAAGGAGACCAAGTAAATGGCCGGAGCACGTACCCTCGCCAAGGGTAAAACCAAGTTCACTGTCCTGACTACTGCCCCGGCAGACGAGGAAAAACCAACGGTAACAGAGCTGGAAGCTGGCATTCAGGCATCCGGTGTAGTCCTCATGTCGGACTTCGCGTGGAGCGCAGCGGACTCGACGACCGTGGCCGAGGACTCCCTCGAAGACCGCGAAACCGTCGATGTCTTCGACTCCAGCACCTACAACCTGGGCATCACGCTCTGGCGTCTCCTCGATGACGCTACCGGCGAACCGGACCCGGCAGCAGAAGCTCTGTGGGAAGCAGTGAAGACCAAGGGCACCGAGTTCTGGGCTTACGCCCGGGAAACCGGCAAGGATGCGACCGAACCATGGGTCGCAGGCGACGAGTTCTACCTCGGCGGCCGCGTCGCTTCGGATAACCCGCAGCGCCTGGACGGCACCGGGTTCATTAAGCGCCGTATCCCGCTGCGTAACCGCCAGATGTTCAACAACGGCGTGGTTGCCACCGGCGGCGTATAACGATCTGGGCGGTAGCGCGTGATTGGGCTCCGCGCTACCGACCCACTCCACCACCCACGGAGCCCATCCCAAACTTTGAAATGGAGCCCAAACCATGACTGATGGACAAACCCCAGAATCTTTCGACATCGAAGCCTGGATCGCGGAAAGCTCGCGCCCCACAACCTCCGTACCGGTCAGCCAGCGCGGAGACTTGCTCGGACAGATGGACATCCTCGCCCACAAGATCCGACGTGCAGAAACCATCGAGGGAATAGCTGGGCCAGATATCGAAAAAACCATGGAAGACACCGACGACGTGGAGATGTACCGGCATCAGTACAAGTCGCTCGCTGATGCTTATGAAGCTTCGACGTTGATGCTGACATTCCAAGCCTTGGATTCTAACGAATGGCGCGAAGTGCTCCAGGCGGCCGTTGACGCTGGTTGCGATACCGAAGACAGCCGAGAGCTCACTTTGTGGACATTGACGGGGGCATTGGTGTCGCCCCGTATTGATGTCGAGGGGATGCGCCGTCTTCGGTCTGCAGTTGGTGAAGCCCATTGGAATCAGATCGTAGCCGCCTACAACGATCTGAAGACCGGGCGTGTTGGACCGAGCGCGGATTTTTTGCCGAGTGCCTCTTCAACCCGGGATCCAGACGAGTTTTAGCGGCTTTGAAGGCGTCTGCCCTTTTCGGGCGGGCGCCTTCGACTTTCCTAGGCGGACGCGAGTGGGGCGAACAGGACCGCCTCCTTGCTTTCGCCTATCAGCTGTACCTGGATCTGGTGTGCCCGGCATGCGGAGGCAACGTGCAGGTGTGCAGAAACGATAGCAACGAGGGAATTTTCGAAGCCCTTGACACAAAATGCCATCGACGGGCAGCTGTGGACGAACGAACCGGGCAGCAGGGATTCAAACCTGAACCAGGACAAATGTTTTATGCGTCGCCGATTGACGACGGACTGGTTAAGGGCAGCGGACTAACTTATGTCGCTTCCAACGGCGAAGGGTAACCGGCCGAGCTAACTATTAAGAGGAGGGCCCTATGGCTGATCGCCGTGTCAAAGTTGTTTACGAGGTCGAGAACTCTGGATTGCTCAAAGGCACGAAGGAATCTGTCAAGGCTACCGAGGAACTGAAGAAGAGCAGCGAAGGGGCTGGCAAGGCGGCGCAAGACCGGGCGAAAGATATCAAGGTCGTTGCCGACGCGGACCAGCGTGCAGCGAAGGCCGCGGGTCTCCTATACGCTGCGAATGGTCAGTTGGTTGATTCCAATGGCAAGGTGCTTTCTTCGACTCAAGCTGCTGCACACGGCGTTGAGGCGTTTTCCGATGCTGTTTACCTTGCGGGGTACGAGTCAGAGCAAGCCGCGGCGAAGGAAGTAGCTGCCGCGGAGGTGTCCGCTGCAGCGACCAAGAAGCGCCAGGAAGCAATGAAGAAGCTGGCGCCCGCTGTTACAGCTGTTGGTGTAGCCACGCTTGCCGGGTCTGCGATTGCTGTTCGAGCCAGCATGGTGTTCGAGAAAGCCATGTCTTCGGTAGAAGCAGCAACTCACGCCGGCGCTATCGAGATGGGCCAGCTCCGCCAGGCAGCGATTGATGCGGGCGCGGACACGGCGTTCTCGGCGGTTGAGGCGGCTCAGGGTATCGAGGAACTGGCTAAGGCTGGTGTCTCGACCTCTGACATCCTCAACGGTGGTTTGAACGGTGCGTTGAGCTTGGCCGCGGCTGGCAACCTTGGCGTGGGGGAGTCTGCTGAAATCGCGGCTTCGGCGATGACGCAGTTCAAATTGTCTGGCGATCAAATCCCGCACCTGGCTGACTTGCTGGCCGCCGGCGCGGGCAAGGCGCAGGGTTCGGTACAGGACTTGGGCGCAGCATTGAACCAGGCTGGTCTTGTTGCTTCTTCGACTGGTCTCACCATCGAGGAAACCACAGGCGGTCTTGCCGCGTTCGCATCTGCCGGCCTTACCGGTTCGGACGCTGGCACGTCATTTAAGACGATGCTTCAGCGTCTTACCCCGCAGTCGGATGAAGCTCAGAAGAAATTTGATGAGCTGGGCATTTCGGCCTATGACGCACAGGGAAACTTCGTGGGTCTGACTGACTTCGCCGGCCAGCTGCAGACGAAGATGGCCGACCTGTCTCCGGAAGCGCGCAATGCCGCTATGTCGGTAATGTTCGGTTCTGATGCCGTGCGTGCGTCCAACGTTTTGTACGAGCAGGGCGCCGAAGGAATCCAGAAGTGGATCGATAAAGTCAACGATTCCGGGTACGCCGCGGAAACTGCTGCGCTCATGCAGAACAACTTGGCTGGCGACTTGGAAAAGCTGGGCGGTGCCGTCGACACGGTACTGATCAAGTCCGGCTCTGGTGCGAACGACGCCTTGCGCGGACTTGTTCAGGGGCTGGAAGGATTCGTTGATCTTGTAGGTAAGATCCCTGAACCGGTCTTGTCTGTGGGTGGAATCGTGGCCGGGCTTGCCGGTGGGGCAGCGCTCCTCGGTGGAACCGTGATCACCACTCTGCCCAAAATTCGTGACACCCGTGACGCGATAAATGATTTGTTCCCGGCTGGATCACGTGGCGCCAAAGGCCTGGACAAGGTTGGCAAGGCCATGAATGGCCTTGCCCGTGGCGGTGCAGTTGCTGGTGGCATCCTCGCGGTCGGCACCGGTCTGGCGAAGATCGCTGAAGCCTCTTACTTAGATGATATTGCTGAGGGTACGGGGCGCGCAGCAAACGGGTTGTCTGACATGGTCAACAACGGCGCTGGTGTTGACGCTCTCAACCGTGTGTTCCAGAAGATTGACGGCAGTAACCTCATGGATGGCACAGATGGCATTGGTGCTATGGATGCGGCAATTCAGAAGTTGTTCGCTGATGATCCTGGAAACAAATTTGATAACTGGGGCCAACGTACCGTCAATGCCGTAACTGGCATCAAAGGAACTACTCAGATTGCTGAAGAAGCGTTTGGCACGCTTGACGCTGAGCTGGCGAACTTGCTCAATGGTGGCAATGCTGAGGGTGCTGCGGATGCTTTTGCTCAGATTCAGCAGAAGCTTAGTGATTCTGGCGTGTCTGCTGAAGAGGCCGCCTACCTGTTCCCTGCCTACTCGGATGCTTTGCAGAAGGCCGAAGCAGAATCTAAGAAAACTGCCGAGGGATCTGAAGTACTTGAGGGCGCAATTGGGGGCGTAGGCGACGAAGCCGACAATACTGCGGCGTCGCTGGACGACATTGTGGAATCGCTGAAGCTTCTCGGCGTCGTGAACCGCGATGCTGAGGCCGCTGCAGACGCTCACCAAAGCGCGATCAAAGCATTGGACGAGTCAATTGCCGAGAACGGGAAAGTCCTCAAGGGTAACTCAGAAGAAGCCATTGCCAACCGTGCAGCAATGCGCGATGTTGCGGACACAGCTTGGGAATCAGCACAAGCCTATGCTGCTCAGGGTGAAGCTGCAGATGTCGTGCAAGGACGACTTGAGTCCGGGTACGAGACCTTGCTCAAGAATGCTGACGCAATGGGGATGGGGTCCAAGGAAGCTGAAGCCTACGCCCGAGAAATCATGGGTATCCCTGCAGATGTCAGCATTGAGACATGGATGTCTGACACGGCCATGCAGATGGCCGAGGCGACAGCCGGCGAAATTGAAGCCGTGCCAGGGTATAAGAAGGTTGCGGTAGCGGTTTCCGAAGATGGCACTGTTGGTCAGGTGCAGTCCAGAATTGATTCTGTTACTGGAAAGACCGAGTACATCTTTGTTGATGATGACGGCACTGTAAAGAATGTTCAGACTGGTATCGCGAATATCAACGGCAAGGACGTTCCTGTTTATGTCGGTGATGACGGAACCGTTTATTCGACCCAGGGCGAGATCAACGGCATCAAGGGCAAGAATGTAACGATCACTGCCACGGCTGCTACCAGTGGTGCGGAGGAGGATCTGAACTGGGTGGCTCGCTCGCGTACTTCTAGTGTTACTCAGACGGTGACGCAGAAGTTTGTTCCGGGTTCAGCTGCACCGGGCGCGAACCTGTCTAAGGCGTTCCTTGGTGGCGGTTATACGGGCGGGGTTGTTGGCCGGTTGATTCAGGGCCGCGCTAATGGTGGTCTTGTTCCTGGTCAGATTCCGTTGAATTCGCAGGGCGACAATGTTCTTGCGATGGTCAACGGCAAGCCTTTTGGGTTGCGTTCGGGCGAGATGGTTGTCAATGAAAAGGCCACTCGTGAGAATCTGCCCTTGTTGCAGGCCATCAATGATGGTCTGACTATCAAGCTCCCCGGCTGGGCCAGGGGCGGCATCGTTGGACGAGCACAGTCCAAGGTGGACAGGCTTCAGCGTCAGTATTCGCGAATGTCTGGGTCGAAAGCCAACCGTTCACGCAAGTTGGATTTGAAGGATGATCTGGATGCTGCGAAGAAGGAACTGGCGGCGGCCAAAGAATCCGCTAAAACCGCTGAGAAGCAGGCAAAGGATGCGAAGAAGAAAGCTGACGAGGCTCGTAAGGAAGAGCGTGAGCGTCAGGGTCGTTTGGCCGAAGGCCGCTTCGACCTTCGCCGTGACCTGAAGCGTGGCGAAATCACAGACAGTTTCACTTCAGGTTCGGGTATGTCAGTTGTGGACAGACTCTTTGAGCAGTCGAGCAACAAAGACCTGTCCCGGGGTAAACGCACCGCATTGCGCTCCACTGCTTATGGCATGGAATCACAACTCCTCGGGTTGGAGAAGCAGTCCGAGTCACTAAAGTCCAGCCTGGATAAGGCGACCGAGGCCCGCGACCGGCTACTAGAAGTCAGTAAATCAGTCGCGTCAGGATTGCGAGGCGAATACTCGCTCGGCAATGTCATCGGAAACCTACTGGACAAGGACTACAAGGGCACGCTGACCGCAGGATCATTCGTGAAATCTGCGCAAGGCAAAGCACGCCAGATACGCAAGTTCGGCCAGATGCTCGCCAAGCTCCGCAAAAAGGGCTACAACGAAGCGATCATCCAAGAAATCGCGGATCTGGGCACTGCTGAGGGAACGCAAGTTGGCAACGCACTTTTGGGTGCGTCGTCCAGCGAACGCAAGCAACTCAACAATGCCTACGAAGCAATGGATTACTGGTCCGGTAAGGCCGGCGTTGAAGTCACTAAGTCGATGGAGCGCGGTGGTGTTGACGCTGCCGAGGGCTTGGTCGCTGGCTTGGAGTCCAAGAGCAAGACCGTCGAGGATGCATTCTACAAGCTCGGCAAGAACGCCGAGAAAGCATTCAAACGCTCCTTGGACATCAGGTCTCCGTCGAAGAAAGCCGCAGGTTGGTCGTCAGACACCATCGACGGATCAGTGATCGGCATCCACGAGAACACTCACAAGCTGGAAACAGCCATGGCAGGCCTCGGCCAAGCCGGCGAAGACGCGTTCTCAATGCACGCAGCAATACCCGTATCTCCAACCTACGGAGTACCCAGGTACGCACAGGCACAAACGATATCCACACCACAAGGCGCCAACGCAGACGACATTCGAACTGCGCTCGCCGGTATGACGTTCGAGCTGAGCGGAAACGCCGGAAAGCTGATTGCCGGCATAGTGGATTCTGAAGTCCAGGCAGCGACGCGGAACAAGAAGTCGATCTATTTTTAAACAAGAAATGACTAGGCGGGGCGCTTCTTGCTTCCCGCCTGGTCTTCATGCCCTAGGAGGCTCCTTTGATTTATCTCGGCACCCTGGGGCGCATGATCGGCATCAAGTGCCCTTCATCGCAGAACGTCAGCGCGGAGGAACGCTTCACGTTCACCCGCACGATGGAGGGCAAACGCAAAGCACAAGCAAGACAGATCAGCCGGCGCACATGGAGTTTGCAGACCTCGCGGGCCACGAAACCAACTGAGCACTCCGCGGTTACGGCTTTTGCCCACGGTGCGTGGGGTCCAGGGCCGTTTGTGTTCGTCTCGGCCGAGGCTCCACATACGAACCTCTTGTCGCCCAAGTGGTCGTTGTGCGATCCGTCGATTCCTTCGGCAAGCTCCGTGGTTGGTGCTGGCCCGGTGGAGGTTGAGCCGGGGCTGGTTATGCCGCGGTCTTACCTGAATTCGGATGACGGGTACGTGGTGCTCATCCCGGACAAGGTGCCAGTCTTGCCCGGTGTGAAAGTCACCGGGTCTGCCTATGTCCTCGGGTCAGGAATGCGAGCACAGATCATATTCCGTGACACCGAGGGAGCACTGGTCCAGTCATACAGCTCCGTCGCTTCCGGAGCGTCTGGTGCATGGCAGCGCCTGAGCATTACGCAAAGTCCTCCAGCGGGTGCAGCCTATGTCCAGTTGTCCATTACTGGCGACGGTCGAAGTACCGGCCCGGTAGTTACCTGGACGGACACAGTTCAGCCTTGGTCTGCCGGAAATGGTTGCCCTGAAGCGGTGGTGGATGGCGTGTCGTCAGAACTGACGAGAGCGATCATTGGCACCACGTATTCGAGCGTTTCATTCACAGTCACGGAGGTGGGATAAGTGCAGGAAGGGTCTTTGACCAACTCCAACGTGCAGGCGTTCACAAGCCGTGTGCTCGTGAATGGGGTGGAGCGTGAAGTTGTGGAGTGGAGCATCGGACGCGACCTGCAAGGCGACCTTCCACAAGGTTTGGGCGGTGGCAACGGCGTTACCCAGGCACGAGCCAACGTGGCATGGGGGAGTAACAAGTCCGTCAACACCAACCACAATCCGTGGAATCAATCTACTGGGTGGACTCCGTTGCCTGGCGACCGGGTGCAGATCTTGGTGTCTGATGGAGTCACTGAATGGGTGCAATTCACTGGTGCTGTCGATTCCCCCTCAGGGGAGATCCTTGGATCGCACCAAGCGTCGCTGGTGGACGACATTGACAGGCTCAACGAACCAGTGAACTACCCGGCGCTGCTGGCTACCATGCCACCGTTGAACAACAGTCCTTCTGGTGAATACTTCACCCACCGATTCCCCGGCATCGGCGCCGCGTTCTACGCCAATCTGGCCGCCCGAGTCAGCGGGTTCTACTCCACTCCTAACCGTGTGGCAGACACGATCCTGGACTGCCCCATGCAGGGGTCCATGATGCCATTGGTTGGGGACTTGCTGACCTGCTCTGCTGGGTCAAGCACCACCCAGCCACCACTTACCGGATTCACTTCGTGGGGTGACGTGATCGGAGATGTGTCCGCACGCTTCATCCCGTCCACCCCGCAGTCGGATTCACCAGTGCAGATCAGCCTCATGATCGCACCGACGCACAACGGCACCGCACGAGTGGAAGCAACTCTGGGGGCCAAGGTGCTGGCACTGGTTGCAAGCCCATCCACGATCAGCGCTGAAGTCGATGGTTCACAAGTCGCCTCCGTACCTCGTAACGGTGCGCAGAACCTCGCAGTGGTCTTCCGAGGCACTACGTGCGAGCTGCGCACCAACACCGGGGGACTGGCCACCGCGACCATCAGCAACGGGGCGCTCAGCTCCGACGTGACACTGGTTCACCTCACCGGAGACGCGACGACTCGTGTCGCAGGGCTTCAAGTGGAGCGCCCCCAAGGCACCGGGTTTGAATTCCGTCAGATCAGCTTCTCGCCCACGTATTCCTTCAGCTTCGGCACAAGCAGGGTCTTCACCGCCAACGCCCTGCCGTCAGCGAAGAACGTCCCCGCGGTCGAATTGCTGCAAAATATCAGCGACGCGCTCATGACCCCTACATGGTTGGACGAAGCCGGGAAGCTGCGCACCGCATCAGCAACAGCGCTCTACGCTGGCCCTACCGTGGCCACCTTGACAACCCTGGATAACATCCTGGGCATGTCGTGGAGCAACGACCTGCTGATGCGCCGTTCCAAGATCAGCGCGAAATACCTGCTCCCGGTGGTGTCGCAACGTCGCCGGTACTCCGTCACTGTGTTCAAGGGCGAGTCCGAGGCGCTGCAAGAGGGCGACGCGCACGAGATCCTCATCGAACCATCGGATGACGAGGACTGGGTGATGGTGGACCCGGCGGGCAACACCATTGGCCCGTCTGGGTGGAACTCCGCCGCCGTGAACGCTGGCGACGGCAACGTGTTCGGCGGGATCTACACCGACGGAACCAATGAGCAGTACGCCAACCTGACCAGCCAGAACAAGCTAGTCCATACCTACACCAAATTGGATCACGACTCATTCAAGTACAAAGCTGTCGCCCAAGGGTTGGAACCGGGCTATCAGGTGGAGACTCGAACGCTGTCGCCCAACTTCACTGGCATAACCGCGCTCTGGCTGTCGTGGTGGGGTGAGAACCTGCCGATCATTCGTGCCAAGGGAAAAATCTCGTGGAAAGAAACGATCAAAGCACCAGTAGACACAGGTGCACCGGGTCCGGCATATGAGCATGATTTCGGGGCATGGGCTACCGGCAGCGGGGTACAGGAAACCAACATCATGTCCAACTTGATTGCAGGGATCTCGCAGATCGCTTCGGCTGGTATTCCTCGTGTTGACCAGTTGACCGTGACCCCGGATCCGCGACTGCAATTAGGCGACCGGATCAAGCTCAATTCCGAGGACTTCCTCGGAATCAGCCTGGACGCGGTGATAATCGGCATCAACAGCGCCTTCAGCGACAGCTACACACAGTCATTGAGCGTCCGCATCCTTGGTGCAACAACCACGTATACCACCTATGAGGAATTCAACGCCGACGGAGGAAACCTCACGTATGAGCAATGGCAAGCCTTAGGCCCAGTACCTGAAACATACGAAGAGTTCAACGACTCAACACAAAACTAAACACCGGCACCCGCTTTCGAATCTCGAAGGCGGGTGCCGCTTATTGGAGGTACTGATATGGCAGAAACAACGCCATTCCAATTATTCTTCCCACTCCCAACCGACCCCATCAAGTCCGCCGGGCTCGCGTCCCAGCTGGCGGATGACTTGAAGAATCTGGCCCTGTCAGCAAACCAGGCGCTAGTCATGATCACTGACGGTTATGACGCACAGATTGCCGCTCTTGACCTCAAATCAGAACAGCACCTTACGGCCGATATCACCGGCTACTACGACCATTTGGTGAGTGCAAGTTGGAACCGCTACACGAAGGACTACGTGCAAGATATTGTCGGTGAAACTGTGGGAGCTCCACAGAAACTAATCCCATATTTCTCATCCATGCCACGCCTGATCGATGGGCTGATCCACCCTTCCCTGATCCCTCCACTTGCATACGCGAAACCGGATGGCTCTACGCCCTTCAGCTTGGTTCGCATCGGTGATTCGGTCATCTTGAAAGAGGTCCAGGGCGCACGCGGACACCGACTGCAATTCAAGTCCAATGATCCGGGCAATGAGAACGCCCGCCCGTACTTGGAAGTTGATGCCTCGCCCGAGGACTGGAACGGCGACGTGACCGCTGGTTTCCAGTGCCACGTTGAGGGCGACGGCTCCACCCCAAACAGCGGGGAGCGCGTCTACTGGTTCTTGGAAGCCCACGGGCTGGAACACACCGCGAACAGCAACCCTGATTTCGAGGGCTGGTTCAGCATCGGCGTATCGAACCGCGCCGAGCTGACCGCTCGGGGCAAAGGGCGCGCCCTGATCCTGGACGCGGGCAACCGCCCCGGCATGGCCATGCACTTCTACAAGCCATACATCGAGCTTCAGCCCAACACGGCCTTCACTCTCGACGACCGGGCCCGCCCGGCATGGGGCGACGGTTCCGGCGTGAACCACGCAGCGCGAACCGTGGGAACGCTGATCGGCGGGCACTACATCAACCTGCGCCGAGAAGGAGTCATTGGGCCTCGCTTCTTCACTCTGCACAACACGGCGAGCACTTCACCGGAAACACTGAATCTGCGCTCTCGTGGCACCGTTGAAGCACCTTTGCCTGTGCAGGCAGGGGACCGGCTCAGCGCATGGAAGTCCGGCACCGTCTACAACGTGTCGCCTGACTATGTTCACATCCCTAACGGCGGTGCCGGACCAGCCAACATTCCATCTGTTTCAGCGCAGATCCTTGCCGTCGCAACTGAGAACTTCGTGGAAGGAACGAACCAAGGCACCCGGCAGGAGTTCCAAGTAACCCCCAATGGATCTGCCAGCCCGGTCGCGGGAATGATGATCGACGGTGCGGAAACCACCAATGACACCTCACTGCTCCTGCGCGTCGATAAGGCCGGCGCCAAGTCGCTGACCCGTGTATCCATCGGAGCCCCAGACTCCGGTGGCCCCGGCAAACGCGCACTCACCATCCCAAACTAGACCAAGGAGTAACTACACCATGGGACATTATGGCCCGATAGCTTCGCGGTTCGCCGAAGCACAAGGAATCCTCCGCAGCGAAGACCTGACCCAATCGGAGATTGAAGAGTCAATCCGTCTGGCCCTCGACGCGGAGGACTGGAAGGCTGCCAGGAACTACGTAGTCAGGCTCTCAGAGCATGACCCCGTGCTGGCGGAACGCATCGCGCTGTCCAACCTCAACGTGTGCGATCAAAAAGAGGAATGGGTGCTGATTGGTCGCCCGGGAATCATTCCAATGCCAGACAAGGCAACAGCAGAATTTGTTGCCAACAAGTCCGGAGGAACGCTTTCACCACGACGGCGCGTGATTATCCAGTCACCCGCGCTGTTTCACTAGCCAAGTCATCGAATACTGACCGGAGAGATTCAGCTGCAGCTTTACCAGCGAATAGTTGATCCCATAGCTTCCTGCGTTTGGCTCTGATCTGGTCAATCCCATCAAAGGATGACTGGTCTTGCCAAACAAGCACATCGAACCGTTCACGAACATAGTCCGGGACTATGTCCGCTGATTCCAACGCGGATACCAACGCGTGCGTGTCAGAATTCCGGACGGCAAGCAAGACCCATGACTGGTTCTGAGCCTTGGACCTTCGGGAGGGAACGACATCCCCGTGCCCTCCGAACTCCCATAGCCGGTACAGGTGATGAAGCATATTGCTTATTTCATCTTCGCCGACCTCATTTGTGGATGCGCCAAGGTGCCGCCTAAAAGCTGCTGTAAACGCCCGGTCAATTCGTCCTACAACATCATCTTTTTTCGTCATCGTGTCAGTCTATCGGCGATGGCGTTCACCTAACCAAGGAGCGTAAAACATCATGGCACTGCCATTGCCTACTGACGTCACCATTGATACTGCCGGCCACGCCGATCTGCACAACGATGTAAACACTGAAGTGAATCGTCTCGGGCAGGACACCGGACGGCGAGACGTGAAGTCTCTTCTAATCAACGGGTGGACTGCTGCCTCCGTTGAAATCCAGCGATCCAATGGCCGATGCTACCTTCGCATCGGAGCACTCAACGGCTCAGCAGCCACAAGTTCACGGTTCATGGATATGCCCGCGGGGTTCCAGCCGCCGTACATCGTAGAGACTTACGCCCAGAGGAGCAGCTCCAGCGCATTCGTGCAGGGTGTAACCCTCTCCCTGACTGGTGGATTCACCATCCCCTCCGGAACTGTCCTCGGCTCTGCAGTTCGCGAAGTCTCCTGGGCCTGCCTGGCGGGCTGGCCTTCCTCTCTTCCCGGTACCGCGATCTAAGGGGCGCTCATGCCTGACTGGCTACCACCCGTACTCATATTCGCAGGAGTGGTACTCGGGTTCATTGGTTCCCTCATCGCCAACCGGATCACCGCGAAGAAACACAAAGTCGAACTGCAGCTGGCCCTTGTGGACCAGCTGCAGGAGGAACGCGACCGGCTCGACGGGAAGATCGACAAGTTGAATACCCGAGTCACTGGTTTCTATGCCGACAAGCACGCCTCACGACGCTACATCGCATCACTAGAGGACCACATCAACCAACGCAACCCACCACCCCCACCGGAACCCCCACCCGGATACGTCCCCTAAGCGAAGATCGAAAGGAACGCAGCGATCGTATTTAAGAGGATGCCCATCGACAACGTCAACAAGGTTCCGTGCTGTTCCCACCAGGGAGCCTCGGGCCCTCCACGCATCCGCATTAAGCCTTCGGTCTCTGTCTCCACGAGGACGGGCCGAGTCGCGTAGTACGTACCAAACCCTGTCGAAATCAACGACAGGACAAGCAGCAAGCTAATAACAATTGTCATGCCTTGACTGTAGCAATCAACAGCCCTGACTCCGTTCTGGTGTCGGGGCTTTCTAATACCCGAAGGAGACTCGGCCATGTCGAAAGACCTGAACCCGATGGAAGCCATCGAACAAGACAACTACGAAGATCCGAACCCCGAAGAAATCACCGACCCGGGCCATATGGACTACGTGGCCCCGGCAAAGGGCATCAAGCCGCTAGGAGGCAAATAACCATGGGGATCTACCGTGGCTATGTAGGAGCGAAGACCTGCACCAAGGGTCCAACCACTGGCGCGAAGGGGGCCATGGCCTGGTTCCTGGCCAAGTATGCCGAGCAGGGCGGAAGGAACTCCGGCATCTATAACTGCCGGCCAGTGCGCGGTTCCACCAAGACCACCAGCCTCCACGGCGAAGGGCGAGCCTTTGACCTCGGTCTGAAGTGGTACGACAAGATCGAGGTGTTCCAGGAGCTCGCGGAGCAGCTGCGCGTGAACTCCAAGGAATTGGGAATCCAGTGCATCATCTTCAATCGCAAGATTTTCTCTGGCGGATACCAGAACACTGGCTGGTATCAGTACACCGGAGTCAACCCACACACCGACCACCTTCACGTGGAGTTCTCCTGGGCGGCCGCTAAGCGCAGCGTCGAGGACACTGTGGCGTTGTGGGAGAAGGAACTGGGCAGCAAGCTCACCGGCGAGGTAGTGCCGGTCAAGTCGCGCCCAAAGGTCGAGGATCAGTCGCCAACCCACACCCCGGACGGATCCACGAACTTTCCGGACAACTACGCGGATCTGAAGATCAACGGCAACTTTAAGTCGTGGGAAATTGGTGCCCTGCAGATCCTGTTGGAGAACGTTGTTGACGGTCTCAACAAGCAGTGGGACGGCAAGTTCGAGAAGCTGACCATCACTGACACCATGACGCTGATGCAGCGTAACGGCTACTACCTCGAGACCCCGTTTGCCGCCCGCGGCGCGGCCAAGGGGACCCCGCTTAAGAAGGACGGCAAGGACGGTTACTGGTTCTGGGTCGAGTTCCAGCGCATGCTGGCGGATGACCTGGGCCATCGAGGCAAGGTCTACTACGACACCCGTAAGTGGCGACTGGACGGTAAGCCGGAGAAGGAAACTGGCAAGGCTATCCAGCGCTGGCTCAACGACAACAACTAGGAGGAACCCGCATGGGAAAGTACGAAGCGAAGGGATCCGGGCTCAGCGACCCGGCCAACCGCAAGAAGCTCTACACGCTGGCTCTGGTGGTCTTCGGCGTGATTGTCGCCTCGGCGATCACCTTCGGATTCATCACCAAAGACCAAGTGACCGAGTTCATCGCGCTGCTCGGCTGGGCAGTCGCAGCGGTCGCCGGCGTCGGTGGCATGTTGCAAGCAGTGTTGGCGAAGAAGAACGTCGACCCGCCGAATCAATAAACCCCTGCGCGGTGGCAGGGTGAGACCACCGCAACGCTGGACTCCCGGAGACGGCCGCTCCCCGGGAGCCTGGCACAAACGTAAGCGCCCGACCATTTTCGTTTTATCACGATAATGGTCGGGCGTTTTTTCATGTCTATGGCACTTATTCGGCTAGAGTCGCCGTGCCTCGCCACGATTCCTCGTCAGCATTGTAGGACAGGGTACAGCTGTATCTGCTCGCTACCATGCCACCAAAAGTGTTCTGAGCCTCAACCGTTCCACTCGAACTCCAGCTGGCACCCGAGCCGCTCGCCGTCTGGTCGCTGAATTTCGCAGTGGATGGCGCCTTCAATTTATCCTTGACGAACTCCTGGCAGTAGTACCGTGCGTCGTACTCTGTAGGTTCGTTCTTCTTGTCTCCGCCAGTAAACATGGAGACCGTGCAACCTCCAATAATGAGGACCATAATGAGAGCGACCAACCCGCCGCAGCCCAGTACAGCCTTGCCTGTCAGACTCATAGGCTTGGGGGTGAGGGCGATCGTGTCACCGACTTGAGCACCAGGAATGTAACCAGCCTTGTCAATTTGCGCCAGAATATCATCCTGGCTGTCAGCGGACGTGAGGGTAGATGTTGTCTTACCGTCTTCCTGTATCAGGATTTTTCGTATGCGAGCAACTGATTGATTGGCGCCTTCGCCGATGAGCATCTCAGATGGCTCGCCGATTTTGGCAGTCATGTTTCCCCTGGGCATGGGTACCCTCCTGTGATATTGCGAGTGATGAAGTCATTTGAGTCTAAGTTGAAGGTGCAACTAAAGCTAGGTGGTTACGCATTGGTCCGCAGGAGATACTGGGATGAAAATCGAAGACTAGAATTCGGCATGTGGAAGTAAAAGTAAATTACCTGCAAGATGGTCAGCTCGGCTCGCTTTCATCCGTTGGCGATAACTACGAGGTCGCTCGAGACTGAGCTCTTGAACTAGTACCCGACGGCGCGCGAGTACTCAGCTTCATGGTGGAGAAGGACCTGTAGATCTGACCATAGTTTTGACCATACTTTTCGCGGAAACGCTCGGAAAATGCGCACTTCCATTCTCGGATAAACCGCGAAAACTCGGGGGGAGCGGTTGCCCTCAGATGCCCCCGAAAACCGCGCCACCCAACTCATAATCCCTTGGTCATGGGTTCAAGTCCCATACTCCCTACCGATGAAAGTCGCCCGATAATTCGTGTCAACGAGTTGTCGGGCGATTTGCATTTCAGTCCCCGTGATCTTTGGGAAGGCGCTG